GCCACATAAATCAAGACGGTATTGATATTGATATCTTCCTAGCATTGCTAAAGACAAACGACATTATCGTTTTGCAAGATGCAAATGACTCTAATAACTATCAGAACTGGACTATTTCTGCAACACCAACTCCACAAACAGGATACTTTGAATTACCTGTAACTTTGATTACATCAGGTGGAACTGGTACAACTAACTTTTCTAACAATCATCAATTAATCTTTGTAGTAACTGCAGCAGGAGTCGTTGGCCCTACAGGTGCCACAGGACCCATTGGTGCAACAGGAAGTACTGGTCCACAAGGAGTCACAGGCGATGTTGGCCCTACAGGAGTTACAGGTCCTATTGGACAAACTGGTCCTACAGGCGTAACAGGCGTTACAGGAGATGTTGGACCAACTGGTGTAACTGGTGATACAGGCCCTACAGGGCCTACTGGTGTCACAGGAGATACTGGTCCCACTGGCGTTACTGGTGTTACTGGAGATACAGGCCCTACAGGGCCTACTGGAGTTACTGGTGATACTGGACCTACAGGTCCAACAGGAGTTACAGGAGATGTTGGTGCTACAGGTGCTACTGGAGTTACTGGAGTAACTGGATCCACTGGAGCCACTGGCTCAACGGGTGCTACAGGAGTCACAGGAGCAACAGGTCCTGCACCAGATTTTTCTTCATTACTATTAATAGGAGCATAAATGGCAACAACATATAAAGTACTAGGACAATCAAACCCAGCAGCAGCAACAGATACAACTCTTTATACAGTACCAGCGTTAACTGAAACGGTAGTGTCAACAATAAGCATTACGAACCTAGGAACAACTGGAACATTTAGAATAGCAGTAAGACCAGCAGGAGCATCTATTGCTAATCAACACTATCTTGTTTATGATGCAACTCTAAATGCTAATGATTCAATAACACTTACTTTAGGTGTTACTCTAGGAACAACAGATGTTATTACTGTTCGTGCTTCTAATACATCCTTTGCATTTCAGGCATTTGGAAGTGAAATTGCCTAATGGCTCTACTTCGTACTAGTAATGCTCCAATAGGACTTGACAGAGGCAAGCCAATTACGACTGAGAATAATCTTGGTTGGATTGTGCCTTCTGATTGGATAACATATACTGTACCAGCAGCATCTGACCAAAAGATTATTGGAACTGTTGCTGTTTTTAATCAAGATTCTAATTATTTTGCTGTTAATATGACTACTACAGACTCAAGTAACTATACTGTTGATTGGGGAGACGGTACAAGTGCTAGTTTTGCAAGTGGAGTGACGGCAGAAAAGAACTATCTATGGAGTGATATTTCAGCAGGAACAGTAACATCTGAGGGATATCGTCAAGCAATTGTCACTATTACACCAACAACAGCAGGAAGAACATTTGCAACAGTATCTCCATCTCGTAGACATTCTGCACTTGCTTCAGGAAGCAGATTTTCAAGTCCATGGCTAAGTCTTGCTATTGCTGCTCCAAATGCTACTTCTATAACATTGGGTCCAAACGCAACAACTAACGCAACTATGCAACTTGTTCAACAAATTCAGATTATTTCATCAAATATTACTTCTGCATCTTCCCTTTTTGCAAACTGTTATCTTTTACAAGATGTTCTTTTTAATACTTCTGCAACTTTAACAACTACATTGACTATGTTTAATAGTTGTAGAAGTTTAAAAGTTGCTCCATTTTTTAATACAGCATCAGTAACTACTATGCAAAGCATGTTTCTTTCATGTCTTTCTTTGCAATCAGTTCCTTTATATAATACTGTATTAGTACAAAATATGTCAAATATGTTTAATAGTTGTTATGCTTTAAAAACTGTTCCATTTTTTAATACAGCAGCAGTTACAAATATGTCAGGTATGTTTAATACATGCAATTCTTTAGAAACTGTTCCTCTATTTAATACAGCATCTGTTACAAATATGAGCACTATGTTTTTTAACTCTCCTAATATAAAATCTCTTCCTTTATTTAATACAGCACTGGTTACAAATATGGCTTCTATGATTTATGCAACTTCTTCTTTGGAGACTATTCCAGCATTTAATACATCATCAGTTACAACTATGAACGATATGTTTAGATTTTCAAGTGGTATGACTTTTTTACCTGCATTAAATACTTCTGCTGCTACAACTGTAGCAGATATGTTTACTGCCTCAAGTACAAATATAAAAGAAATAGCAGAACTAAATTTAAGTGGAATAACAACACTTGCAAATAATAATTTAGGTTTAGGTGCTGCAACTGCTTCTTCTGCTGCTGGAAATCTTATTCGTGCAAAACTTACTGGTATGAAATGGACACAAACCTTCCAAAACTGTTCAATGGGTGCAGCACAACTTGATGAGATGTACACATCTCTTGCTACACTAAATCCTGCTATAACTACTGTCAGTGGAAATGGTACAACTGTAACTGTAACTGTAGGAACAGGCAGCATATCTCCATTTGTAGTTGGTCGCTCAGTAACAATAACAGGAGTTGATCCAGTAGCGTATAATATTAGTGGTACTGTAGCATCAGTAAATGCTGGTGCAGGAACCTTTACAATTACAAATGCAGCAACAGGAACCTATGTTTCAGGCGGAATTGCAGCAGTTACATCTGATAGAACAATTACAGTAACAGGCAATCCAGGAGTAGCAACAGATACTCCATCAATTGCAACAAATAAGGGATGGACGGTAGTAGGATGACCTCTGGATTTTATAAATATGAAAGCAATGCCGTTTCTTATGGACCAAACTATGTTCTTTATAAAGATTTTGAACTAAGAAAAGAATCAAAAGATGATCATACATATCCAATAGATGGATGGTATTGGTTTAATACAATGGAAGATGCTTATTCGTTTTTTAATATACCGTTGCCTGAAGGAGAAGATGAATGACAAGTAACAGAGTTGTTGTCAATAGACAAGACAATCAAGTTGAAGTTATGTCTCCTGGTTATCCTGGCGCAACTGGACCAACAGGTCCAACAGGAGCCACAGGTAGTACAGGACCTACAGGTGTAACTGGAAGCACTGGACCAACTGGTGTTGGTACTACAGGTGCTACAGGTTCTACTGGTCCTACAGGACCAACAGGTGTTACAGGCGATACTGGACCTACAGGTCCAACAGGAATAACTGGAGATACTGGTCCTACAGGACCAACAGGTGTTACTGGAGATGCAGGACCTACAGGTGCTACAGGACCTACAGGCGTAGGCACCACTGGTGCTACAGGTGCCACAGGAGCGACGGGACCTGGAGGATCTGACTTAACAGCAGGACCAATTAGATCTACAGCAGGTACATCAAGTATCAATGCTGCAAATCAAACTGGTACTGGAGATGTAATCGTAGTAAATGCAGGTACTCCACAAATAACTTCAGGAATTATTGTTGATTCAACATCAGCATTTGGTGGAATGTATATAAGCAAAGGTGCTTCAGCAGAATTTGGCTCTGTAGCAATTGGTAATAATGAGACACTTTCAAGCGTTACTCCAGCAGTAAATGCTAATCAGAATGTTGCTATTGGTGGTCGTGCTATGCAATATACCACTACTGGTAGAAATAATATGTCTATTGGTACTGAGTCACTCAGATACAATACTACTGGTACTGAAAATATTGGTGTTGGTACATTTTCTATTTACAATAATGCAACAGGTAGTTTTAATACTGCTATTGGTTCAGCAGCACTAAATGGAGCATCAGGTGCCAATATAAGTTACAATGTTGCTATTGGAACTCTTTCTCTTCTTAACACTGAGACAAATTCTCAGACAGCAGTTGGATATCATGCATTAAAAGAAAATACAACAGGTACTGCAAACACAGCAGTTGGAACTGTTGCTCTTTCAAATAACACTACTGGTGAAGCAAATGTTGCATTTGGAAATTCTGCTCTTGAGCAAAATACAACTGGTATTCAGAACATTGCCATTGGTGCTAACTCTCTCATGTTCAATACAACGGGAGGAAGCAATACTGCAATAGGTAGAAGTGCCCTTCTAAATAACAATGCAAGCAATAACATTGGTATTGGAAATGCTGTATTAGAGGCTAATACTTCAGGTAATACAAATGTGGCAATTGGTAACGCTGCTCTTAATGATAATACAACAGGAAGTTCAAATACAGCAATTGGACAAAATGCACTTGTAGCCAATACAACAGGTGGTGGAAATACAGTTATTGGTGGTTTTGCCATGCAGGCCAATACAACTGGAACTAACAATGTTGCTATTGGAAACAATGCTTTAGAGTTAAATGTGACTACTGGAGCAAATGTTGCTATTGGTTATGAAGCACTTAAAAATAATATTGAAAATGGAAATGTTGCAATAGGTCAGTCTGCTGGAATGAACAATACAACTGGAGTAAGATTACTGGCAATTGGAGTTAATGCTCTAAATCAAAATACAACAGGTAGTCAAAATGTTGGTATTGGTGGACAATCACTTGAAGACAACACTACAGGTTCTGAAAATACAGCAATTGGTGGACTAGCATTACAAAATAACACCGTTGGTAATTATAATCTTGCTATTGGTAGTTTTTCTCTTAATGCTAACACAACAGGAAGTTCAAACCTTGGAATTGGATTTAGAACATTAGCAAACAGCACAACAGCAAGTGGAAATCTTGCTATTGGAAATAATGCACTTGAGAATAATACATCAGGTAGTGGAAATGCTGCTGTTGGACAATCTGCTCTTTTAAATAACACAACTGGTGGTTCAAATACTGCTTTTGGTGCTTCTGCACTTCAAACTAATACTATTGGTTCTAACAATGTTGGTGTTGGTCAGTCTACTCTTCGTTTAACTACAACTGGTAATAATAATATTGCCATGGGATCTGGTGCAATGGAGTTTAGCACAACAGGAAATGACAACACGGCAGTAGGAGTAGCAGCATTGTCAAATAATATTGCTGGTCAAGGAAATACAGCAATTGGTATGCAAGCACTTCAAAATCATGCTACTCCAAATGCATTAATGGCTATTGGATATCAAGCACTTCAAAACTTTAATACATCAAATCAAATTTCAACGGCTATTGGATATCAAGCACTTAGAAATCCTACAGTAAGCAACCAGAACATGGCTATTGGTTATCAAGCAATGACTAATAATACTACTGGTGGTGGAAACACTGCAGTAGGAGCATTCTTAAACCTTTCTAATAACACTACTGGTGCTGGAAACATTGCTTTTGGAAATGCTTGTCTTAATGCAAACCGTACAGGTTCTCAGAACACCGCAATTGGCGGATTAGCACTTCTACAAAATGTTGAAGGAACAAACACTGGAATTGGTAGAGCAGCACTACAAAATACCACATCTTCAGTTGCAACTCTTGGCACAATTGTTCCAGGTAGTGGATATACAGATGGAACATATACTGGAGTAACCCTTTTTGGTACTGACTACTTCCCATTTGCTCAGGCAGATATAACTGTATCAGGTGGAGCAGTAACTGTAGTTACAATAACTGGTTCTGCAGCAATAAGAGTTGGTTCTTCATTAATTATTGATAACTCTACAGCACCTGCAGGCTTATTGACTGGTACAGGATTCTCTGTTCCAGTTGCAACAACAAACTTTGGTACTAACAATACAGCCATTGGTCGTTTTGCTGGTCAAAATAACAATACAGGTTCAGGAAATGTGTTTATTGGTAGCCTGGCAGGGCAGAATGAACAAACATCTAATAATCTTTATATCTCAAATAGCAATACAACAACACCTTTAATCAAGGGTAAGTTTGATGCTTCTGGAGGATATGGTGGATCTTTAACAATTAATGGCACTCTTATTATTGTAGGAGGAACTCCTCCAGCAACAGCATCAAGCACAGGAACTGCTGGAACAGTTGTAGCAGATTCAGACTATATATATGTCTGTATAGCAGCAAATACATGGAAGCGAAGTGCTATAACAACATGGTAAAATTAACTAATGGAAAAGGGTAATCAAATATGAGTCTATCTAAAAGACTAAAAACATCTGGTGAAGCCAGAGACATGAACAGTCAGTATATTCTTCCACTGATTCCACCTCGTCCTTTATTTGGTGTTGCCAATACAGGTACATATGTTGACACAGAGTCTGCAATTCGCACATCTACAGTTTATGCATGTGTAAGACTACTTGGAGATACTATTTCTTCATTGCCAATGGGTGCATATGTACGCAGAGGACGCAATCGTTTATCTTATGCATCAGTTTATGGAGATGTTCCAGCATGGATTAATACTCCAAACCCAGAACAAACAAGACTAGAATTCATTGAGCAAGTAATTACTTCTATGCATCTACATGGTAACGCATTTATTTTGACGGTACGAGATGATAACAACGAAGTAACAGAACTATATGTATTAAACCCAAATGAAGTAAGAATTGAAAGACCTATTCCAGGAGAACCACTTGTCTATAGAGTTAAAGATATAGATAATGCTATGTATGATCAAATTCTAACAAGCAATGAAGTTCTTCATATTCCACTATTTAGAATGCCAGGATCATATTATGGCTTAAGCCCAATTGGTGCTTGCCGTATGTCTGTTGGTATTGCACAGGCTTCTGACACATATGCTGCCTCATATTTTGGTAATGCTGCTAATCCTGGTGGAGTTATTGAAGTTGCAGGAGAATTAAACGCAGAGCAAGCAAGAGATATTGCTACTAACTGGCAAGAATCACACTCAGGTCCATACATGGCAGGTAAAGTTGGTATTCTTTCTGGTGGTGCAGCATTTAAGCCACTATCACTAAATGCACAAGATGCACAACTACTTGAGGCAAGAAAATTCAATGTAGAAGATATTGCAAGAATCTTCCGTGTTCCACTGACACTATTAGGACACCCTGTTTCAGGTGCTATGTCCTACTCATCTGTAGAAGCACAGAACCTTTCATTTGTACAGTATTCATTGCGTTCATTACTAGAGCGTTTGGAACAAGCACTATCTCCACTACTTCCTGAGTCAGATGGATTTATTCGCTTTAACCTTGATGCACTTTTGCGTGGTACTACAATTGAGCGTTTTGATGCATACACAAAGGGACTAAGAGAAGGCTTCTTATCACTAAACGATGTACGCAACTACGAAGACTTATCATCACTTGGAGATTCTGGAGATCAATACAGACTTCCTCTACAAAACATTGATGCTTCACAGGCACCACTTGTTGGAGATAAGATGAAGGCTGAGATTGCATCTATCTTGGTACAGGTTGGATACAATCCAGATGATGTTGCTAAGATGCTAGATCTGACAGACCTAAATCACACAGGACTTCCTTCAGCACAACTAC